ATTCGTCCCATGGACCGGCTTCAGTCCGTGACGCTGACTGTCGAGACATTCAGCAGCGGCACGCACTTCATTCGCATCTGGAACTACAAGACGTCCGGCACGCCGGACAATTGCCATGTCCGGATCGTCTTCGACGACACGACGCTTTCCGGCTTCTTCGCCGACACGAACGTCCCTTGGGCGGACGTGAAGCGCATGTTCATTTCGCTTCAGCCGCTGGCGGCTGGGCGGGGGAACTGTTCGCTTGCCGCCCCGGCGGCGCCGGGTGCGTCGTCGATCACCCTGAACGTCGGCGACGGCGGGCCGATCACGCCGGGGGCGAAGGTCTTCATTCTGGGTTCCAGCTTCGACGTGCCCGCCTACACGGTGACGTCCACGACGGCCGGCGCGGTCCAGACGGTTTCGATCACCCCGCCGATCAGCACGACGGCGGGCTTCAGTATCCCTTCCGGGGCGGAAGCCTTCGTCCAGACGGCGACGGACGAACAGATCGGCGAAAGCCCTGCCCAGGTGGACATTTCGAACATCACCGTCACCGGACCGAACAGCACCCTTCCCATGTTGACGACGCCGCAACCGGCGCACGCGCTGCGCATGACGGACGGCTTCGACAATGCCTATCCCTTCAGCCCGGAACGGCTGGTCGAACAGGTCCACGCGCTGGGGTATCGGGGGCCGTATGTCCTCTATATGGGGATCAGCAAGTTCCATTCGCTTTCGTGGAACGCGGGCGAAGCGCGCTATGTCGTCGATCCGGCGAAGCCCAAGCTGAACGCGCCGACGGTGCAATGGCTGGAAGACTTCTTCGCGCGGCTTCACGCGAAGGGCTTCACGATCATCATTTCCGTGTCGTTCGAAATCCTTGCCCAGTTCATGCCGACGCCATGGAAACAGCGCGACGCGCTGGGCAATGAAGCGCAAACCGGCTGGGAACCGCCTTCGTCCCTGATCGCCCCGACGAACACGGACGGTCTGGTCTATCTGCGCGACGTCTTCCTGGAAGCGTTGGACCTTCTTCCGGCTGGGGCTGCGAAGCATTTCCAGATTGGCGAACCGTGGTGGTGGGACGGAAGCTATGGATTGAACGCGCCGCACATCTATGACGCGACGACGGAAGCCGCCTATGTCGCGGCGACCGGACAGCCGGTCCCGACGCCGCGCCTGACTTCGGTCTTCGGACAGCCAGCCCCGGCGCAATTGCCCTATCTGGAATGGTGCCGGGATCAGCTCGGCGTCGCGACGCAATACCTTCTTTCCGCGCTGAAGGGCGTCTTTGCCCCGGACCGGGCGCCCGAACTGGAACGCCAGTTCCGGGGGGGCGCGGACGGCTGGGACAATCTTCAGGCGGGCGTGATCGAGACTGGCGCTTATTTCGGCGACACGACGGGCACGCCGCAAAGCTATTTGCTGGTCTTCACCCCGCAAATTCTTCGCGGCGACGCGCCCATGCTGCGCACCCTGAACTTCCCGGAAGCCGCCTGGAAATTCCCCGCCTTCGACGTCCTTCAGATCGAAGACTATGACAAGGTTGTTGAAGGGGACTATGCCTTCACGGACTTGACCTGGGAGCTGGCGACGACGGTCCTTCAATATCCGAAGGACCAGATTGATTATTTCGCTGGCTTCAACCTGTTGCCGTCCACGACATGGATCTGGTTCAACACGGACAAGGCGATCTGGCGGGCCTTCCGCGAAGCGCCCAGGGACGTCTATGTCTGGTCGCGCGAACAGGTAATGCGCGACGGCTGGCTGTTCGACGAACAGTCGTGGAAGGTCTATCCCGCCGTCACCCGCCTTGCCCAGTGCTGGCGGATCGAACGGACCGACGGGGTGACGCAAGCCTTCACGTCGTTCGACAAGCCGCTGATCGTGGACGGGATCACCTATCGCCCGGCGAACAGCTTCAGCGCCTCGCAACTGGCGTCCGACACGGACATGTCCGTCGCCGACGTCGAATTGCTGGGGGCGCTGGACAGTGACGACATTCGCGCGGCGGACCTATTGGCGGGCGTCTATGATCACGCCGAAGTCGAACTGTTTCTGGTGGACTGGGGCGATCTGTCGCTTCCCCGGACAATCGTCCGGCGCGGCTGGATCGGCACGATCAGCCAGGCAGGGATCGCCTTCCGCGCCGAACTTCGCGGGCTGGGGCAACGCATTCAGCAACCCGTGATTGACAGCTATTCGGCGGAATGCCGGGTCGATCTGTTTTCCAGCCAGTGCGGCGCAAGCCGCGCGGCCTTCGCAATCCCGGCGACCGTCACCGCCCTGACGGACGGATCGCTGGGCGTTGCGTCGGACAATCGGGTCTTCTTCGCGACGTCGCTGGGACAGCCGGACGGCTGGTTTGACTATGGGGAAATCTGGTGGACCGGCGGCAACAATGCCGGCCGGAAGACCGAAGTCCGATCCTTCGCTGGCGGGCGGATCGAACTATGGGAACCCATGGGGCTGGACATTGCCGTCGGCGACACGTTCACGATCCACGCCGGTTGCGACAAGTCGTTCGCGACCTGCAAGGCGAAGTTCAACAATGTCCTGAACTTCCGGGGCGAACCGCATGTCCCCGGCAATGACGCCATGCTTCGCTATCCGGACCCGAAAGCGTGATCGCATCGCGGGACCGGATCGTCGCCGCCGCGCGCGGCTGGCTTGGCACGCCCTTTCACCATCAAGGACGGGTGAAGGGGGCCGGGGTCGATTGCGCGGGCGTGATCGTCGAGGTCGCGCGGGAACTGGGCGTCGGCGAAGTGGACGTTCGCGGGTATGGGCACCGCCCGGACAGCCGCGAACTGGAACGGCTATGCCATGAACACATGACGCCGGTCGCGCCCCAGGATGCAAAGCCGGGGGACGTGTTGCTGATCATGATCGACGGAGCGCCCCAGCACATGGCGTTCGTGACGGAAATCGGCGGCGACCGCGCCATGCTTCATTCCTACGCCCCAGCGCGGCGCGTCGTCGAACACCGCATTGATCAGGACTGGGCGGGCCGGATCGTCGCCGCCTTCCAATTGCCGGGGGTCGAATAGTGGCAACTCTCGTTCTTTCCGCCGTCGGCACGCTGATCGGCGGTCCGCTGGGCGGATCAATCGGCGCGGCGCTGGGGTCCATGATCGACCAGGCGCTGTTCGCGCCGACGTTCAAGTCCGAAGGTCCACGGCTGGGCGACCTGACGGTTCAGGCGTCGTCCTATGGGAACCCGATCCCGCGCATCTTCGGACCGGAAAACCGGATCGCTGGCAATCTGATCTGGTCCAGCGGTCTGGTCGAAACGAAGACCACGAAGAAGCAAGGCGGCAAGGGCGGCGGGGCGAAGACGGAAACGACGTCCTATGCCTATCACGTCGATTGCGCCATTGCCCTTTGTCGGGGTCCGATTGTCGGGGTGAAGCGCATCTGGGCGGACGGGAAGCTGTTCCGCGACGAAAGCGGCGTCCAGAAACAGGCGAGCGCGCTTCGCATCTACACCGGCACGGAAAGCCAAATGCCGGACCCGACAATGGAAGCGGCGCTGGGCGCGGGCAATTGCCCCGCGCACCGGGGGCTTGCCTATGTCTTCTTCGACCGGCTGGAGCTGGCGGACTTCGGCAACCGCATTCCGAACTTCACCTTCGAAATCGAAGCGCATTCGTCGGCGACCGTCGCAACCGTGATCGAAGAACTTTGCAACGCCGCGAACGTGCCCTTCCTGGACGCGGCGCGCGCCGATTATCTGGACCTTCGCGGTTACAACGTCGCGCGCGCGGCAACCGTGCGAAGCGTGCTGGACCCCTTGCGCGCGGCCTATTTCTTTGACGCCTCGGAGATCGAAGGGGAATTGCAGTTCTTCCCGTCGGACAGCACGCCGGTCGCCAAGGTTCCGCGCGAAGAACTGGGCGCGCATGAATTCGGCACGGATCGCCCGCCGGACTATGAAGTCACCCGGACCGCCGACATTGAACTTCCGCGCCAGATCATGGTCCAGCACTTGGACCCGTCGCGGGACTATCAGCCGAACAGCCAGCGCGCCCGGCGAAGCACCACGAAAAGCGACGCGGACATTTCGGTGGAACTGCCGATCGTGCTGTCCGCCGACGACGCCAAGGCAGTCGCCGAACGCATGGCGTCCATGCAATGGATCGGGCGGGACGGGTTCACCTATCAGCTTCCGATTGACTATCTTCACGTCGAACCGGGGCACAAGATCGTCGTCGGGCACGACGACGGGAAGGATCGTGTCGTTCGCATTGTCCGCCGGGAACTTCGCCTTCCGGGTTCCTTGCTGGTCGAATGCAAAACCGACGGCGCGGCTGTTCTGTCCAAGGGTGCCAGCGCCGCCCCGGCGCTTGTGCCGACGCAAACCGTCAACCTTCCGGGACCGACGACGGCGCACATTCTGGACTTGCCGATCCTTCGCAACGCGGACGACGCGTCGGGCTTCTATGTCGCTGGGGCTGGTGCCTCGCCCGGCTGGCGCGGCGCGGTCTTCTTCCGGTCGCGCGACGGCGGCGTGAACTATGACAGCTTCGCCGATCTGATCGACGGCGCGGTGATCGGCACGGCGAACGGCGCGCTGGACGCGGGTGCCCCGGAATTCTGGGACGAAGCGAACAGCGTCACCGTCACATTGCTGAACCCGGCGGACACGCTGGAAAGCGTCACAAGCCTTCAGGTGCTGAACGGATCGAACGCCGCCGTGATCGGCGGGGAAATCGTCCAGTTCCGCAACGCCACGCTGATCGCACCGGGGCAATACCGGCTGGACGGATTGCTTCGCGGGCGGAAGGGGACCGAAGATCAGATCGCCGGGCACGCGGCGGGCGAACGCTTCGTCCTGTTGACCGGCGGCGGCATTTACCGCCCGGAACTGGAAGCCGGGGAAATCGGGATCGCGCGGTTCTATCGGGCGGCGTCCGTCGGGACGAACGTGTCGGACGCCCCGCCGTTCAGCTTCACGCATTCCGGGCGCTGGGCGAAGCCCTATGCCCCGGCGCACGTCCGGGGAACCCGCAATGGCGCGGGCGATCTGGCGCTGGCGTGGATCAGGCGAACCCGGCTGGAAGACCCTTGGGCGGACGGGATCGACGCCCCGCTGGGGGAAGCGGCGGAAGCCTATGAAATCGACATTCTGGACGGGGGCGGCGCCGTGAAGCGCACGCTGTCCAGCACGACGCCGACGGCGACCTATCCGGCGACGGACCAGATCGCCGACTTCGGAAGCGCCCAGGCTGCAATCCAGGTCCGGGTCTATCAGATCAGCGCCCGCGTCGGGCGCGGCTTGCCAACGGAGAAGACGCTTTGACCGACACGCCGAAGATCGCCCTTCCCTATATCGCCACCGGGCAAGCGCAAAAGGAAGTGACGCACAATGAAGCACTGAACCGGCTGGACGCCATGATCCAGCCCGTCGTCGTGAACAGCACCACGTCCGCGCCGCCGGGATCGCCGACGGACGGACAGGCGTGGATCGTCGCGGCCGGCGCGACCGGGGCATGGGCGGGCAAGGTCGGACAGATCGCCGCATGGTTTGGCGGCTGGCAGTTCTTCACGCCCGCCGACGGCTGGTCCGTCTGGGACGCGGCGCTGGGGCGACGGATCACGTTCGACGGCACGAGCTGGGGCGACGACAAGCCCGTGATCCAGACGCCCACGCTGGGGCTGGGCTGGATCGGCTATGGCGGCGGGTTCGGAAGCCCGCGCTACGCGAAGACGCCCGACGGGCGGGTGACGCTTGAAGGGCTAATGCAGGCCGGGACAGACGGGACCGTCTTCACCCTTCTTCCCGGCTATCGCCCGGCGGATCGCCTCATGTTCGCGTGCTGGGGCGGCGGCGGTGCCTATCGGGTGGACGTGGACCCGAACGGCGCGGTGATCGTGACGGGATCGAACACGGTCTTCAGTTCCCTGTCCGGCATTTCCTACTTCGCGGCGTAGGCGCAATGAACAGAGACAGATCAAGCACTTGGGCGGGGGCAACCAGAATGCTTTCATGGATTGAACCCATTGCCGCAAAATACACATGGATATGGATCGGGCTGACGTTCGGCTTCGCCGCGAAGTATGCCTTGCTGATCAAGCGCGGGGTGAAGGTCCGCCCGATCCTGATCCTTGCCGACTTGCTGTTGCTGCCCATGGTCGCGCTGATCGCCTATTCGGTCGCGCATCAATTCGGCGCGACCGGCGAAGCCGCCGCCTTGCTGACAGCGCTGGGAACAGTCGGCGCGGATCGACTGGTCCAGTTCTATATGGACCGCTTCTTCGCCCAGATCGAACGGGCGGGCAACACGACGCCGGGTCCGGAAGAACCCCGCGACTGATCACCGCGCCCGGCACGCTGGGCCTTATCCCTGGAGAAAACCCGATGACTTATTCGCTCGGCGCGGCGTCGCGCCGCGAGCTTGCTGGCGTTCACCCGCGCCTTGTCGCCGTCGTGGAACGTGCGATCACTTATACGTCCCAGGACTTCACCGTCTTCGACGGGCTGCGCACGGAAGCCGAACAGCGCCAGCTTGTCGCACGCGGCGCTTCGCGGACCATGAATTCCATGCACCGGAAACAGGCGGACGGGTTCGGCCATGCCGTCGATCTGGTCCCGTGGATCAATGGCAAGCCGCGCTGGGAGTGGAAGCCGATCTTCCAGATCGCCGTCGCGGTGAAGCGCGCGGCGGACGAACTGGGCGTCCGGCTTCGCTGGGGCGGCGTCTGGGATCGTGCGCTGGCGGACCTTCCCGGCGACGCGGCTGGGATCGAACAGGCCGTGAATGCCTATGTGTCGCGCCGCCGCGCCATGGGGAAGACCGCCTTCATTGACGGTCCGCACTTCGAACTTGCCCGATAGGAGCGCGGCGCGATGCAATGGATCACGGGACTGTCCCGGCTGGGCAAGACAATCGCGGCGCTGATCGTGCTGGCGCTGGCGATCTGGGCGTTCTTCTTCGTGCGCGGCCTGTTCGTCGGCGATCTGGCGACGAAGGCCAAGCTGGGCACGGAACAAGCCGGGGCGGCGCTGGAAAGCGGCAAGGACGCCGTGAACACCGTCGGCGACGCCCAGCGCCGCGACGAAGCAACCGACAAGAAAGTGGAAGGAACCCAGAATGACGTCAATCGCGCGACTGACGGCGCTGGCGCTGATCGTGCCGGCCGTGACGGCTTGTGTCTCAACTTCGGTATTTGCCCCGACGACTGACTGTTCGGCGCTGGTCCCCGCCGAATGGCGGGAAGGCGTGCCGAACGCCGCCGCGCCCGCCCCGGCGGACAATGATCTGGACCGGCTGAAGGGCTGGATCAATTTCGGGATCGCCCAGACGGGACAGCTCGAAAAGGCGAACAGTCGGACCGGCGACGCCATGGGCATTGTCGAGCGCTGCGAAGCCCGCGACCGGGCGGCGGTCCGCCGATCCCGTCCGAAGTTCCTGGGGCTGTTCTGATAGCGGCCATTCTCCCTTGCCTTATGGCATTTGTTCCTGTTATGTTCTCCAAGAACAGAATGCGGCGAAACGGAGACAAAGCCCTTGTTTACAGCCCCGCCATTGCCTAGGGTGCTTCATGGTGCTGCACCTTGCAGCATCGCGGGGGACAATATGGCGTCGAAGAACCGGGTGACGGTGAACTTGACCGACGACGAAGCCGCCCAGTTCGCGGAACTGGCTGAACGGGAGAGGGTTTCGAAAGCATGGCTGGGACGCCGTGCGATCTGCGATCTGTTGGATCGCACCCGAACCCACGATCAGGGAAAGCC